AGAGTGGATGAACTGCAGTACATGCACCTTCAAATGGTTCTGAAGTTTCTTTTAGTTTTAGTCCTAGTAAATCAAAACCTCTTTGGAAAGTCTCTTCCCATTCTTGTCTTGACTCTTTATCTGATTGATACTTTTCATAAACATCTGCACCAATCTCTTGTAATTGTTCTTCATCAATAGTTGAAACTAAATTATCATAGTGTCCACCTGGCATACCTTCTTCAGGCATAATAGCAGGGTTACCCATTAGGTCAACTACTGCTGAACCATCTTCCATCATAGCTACACTTTCATCAGGAAGTATTTCTTGAGTTTCTATATCTTCACCTAAATCTTCTGACATAGGCATGTTTATTTTATCAAAGGGGTTTTTTTCAGTTGGCATAAATTTTCTTTCACAGTTATTATTCTAATATTATATACTTAAAACTTCCAGTATGCAACCCTTTTTTTTCTTTCGTAACCTTCTTCATAATCAGGGTCATCTGGATGAGTTAAATTCCATGATTCTTTCATGTAGTGTATTGCCATAGTCATTGCGTCTACTTGGTCATCATGTCGTGCATTTGGAAATGTAATTGCTTCACTATATAAGTCATCACTCCAATCATGACCTTTAGGTAACCATACACGTCCTGCTTCCATCATAGGTGTAGCTGCATATACTCTAGCAGTCTTATCTCTATCAGGAATATAATCAAGCACAGGTAAACCTGCACGTCTTAAATCTTGTATTAATGATTGTCCACTCGCTTTCTTCTCAATGATACACACATCAGGTTTATGATAATCATATAACTCTTGTGCTTTCATTCTTAATGCAGGATAATCAAATCTACCTTTTTCATTTCCTAATAGTATTAAGTTAGATACCCAGTTCTCTCTTCCTGTTGAATCAGTCTCCATATGTTCAAAGATACCCCAGGTCTGTATCACACTAAAATCTGCTGTAGTCTTTGTAGAGAATGCAGTATCATATGTTTGTATTATATAGTCACATGCAGGTGGCTCATCATAATCCCACCACTGAATCCACTTCTTTTTAATTATACCACCTGTATCAGGCACAGGATTCTGCATATAAAGAGACTCCCAATATCGTGAGCCATTACTTGCCTTTATCTCTTCTTCATCATTCTTTAATATTTCACTTGGCTTCCACTCAGGAAAATAACTTGAGCCTACTGGTAAGTTCAACAATTTACTTGAAGGTTCGTCTACCCATGCAGGTATCTTTATTACTTCCCATTTATTTTCTAATTCAACTTGTGATTCTTGTCTTAATAACCAACCACATAAATCGTCTTCATGATAACGTGTATTAATAATTACAATTGAACCATTAGGCATAATACGAGTTCGTAAACCTGAAGGGTACCATTCTTTTACATATCGTCTACCTGTTTCACTAAAGGAGTCCTCTTCAGACATTACGTCATCTAGTATGGCTACATGTGCACCACGACCTGCAATCTGACTACGAACACCTGCTGCATAATAAGTTCCACCTTGATTTGTTTTCCATTTACCTGCTGCTCTTACATCACTACGTAGTTCCACTTGAGGAAATACTGTATTAAATAAATCATAATTAACTAAGTCTCTTACACTTCTACCAAAGTCTGAAGCTAATTGGTCTGAGTGTGATACAGTTAATATCTCATGTTGTGGGTGTCTGCCTACGTACCACGCAGGAAATAACTTGGAACATATCACTGACTTGGAAGAACGTGGGGGAAGAAACACCATCAGTCTTTTTATCTCTCCACTTTCAACCTTTTGTAATTTATCAGCTATTACATGTATGTGTTTACCCATTAACCAATCAGGCACAAGAGTAGGTGCAAACATAGCTATAAAATGTAGAAAGCTATCTTTAGATTGTAATACTGCTTTTTGAAAGTATAACTCTCTTAGTTTAATTAAGTTACTACTTGGTTCTTGTATTAGGTCCATAGTTTATTACTGGTGATTTATATTCTTTTGGTTTTACTCTTCGTGCAAAGTTTGAAGGTATAAACCAATGTGTAGTCCCCTTAATTATTTTTATTCCCATTCTGAATCTTCCCAGTCTTCATCATCATCTTCTATGATAGGTGGTTTAGGTTTAGGTTCAGGTCTAGGTATATAAGGTTCAACATTTACTGTGTACCATTTAACTGGACACCCTTTACAGAATGTATTCCATCCTGCCATAGTAAACATATATAGAACCCAAAAAATTAATATACCTGCAAATATATTAATTAAATATTTAGTAACTTTATTTATTACCTTGTTCAAGCTTGACAACATTTTCATAATGCTTTATCTCACGTTCTAATTCTTCAGGTGATTTAGTTGTAATGTCTTGTTTAATTTCTTTACGTTCAATTAACATACCTAGATGTTTACCTATAAACTCCATTGCTCTATTAGAGTTAGTTAAATCATTTTCTTCCATACCTCTTTCATAAACTTTCATAAACTTTTTTACAACTTCATTAATATTAAGGCTTACGTCTTTCATTGCGTCTAGTCTTATTTGATTACATCTTTCTTCAATCTTATCATTCTTTAATAATCGTTTAGCTTCAGCACGAGTCTTTGCATCATTGTTTAAATCTTTATAACCTGCTGAACGATACGCACTTAATACGTCACCTGTAGCTGTGTATTCTAAACAGAACTTCTCCTGCATAGCTGATAGTCCACTAGGTAATGTATTCTTTGCAAAGTTCTGATACTTCTGCTGTGCATTCTCTAGCATCTTTACTCTTTGACCTTCAGGTAACTTCTTAGCTTTCTTCTCTGTCATTTTAAGTTTCCTTTCTTCAACTCTTCTCATGTACTCACGTCTCATCTCAATTAAGTCTCTACCTGCGTTTACCTTTTTTCTGGTGGCTGCCGTTTCTTTAATTAAGTCTCTAAGACCTGCATCATCTAAGTGGGCATATAATAAATGCTTTGGTTGTTTTTTCATTATTGTATTATACACTATAATGTATTTATAAAAAAGAAAAAAATACTATTGTGAGTTTTAAAAAAGTATGATATACTTATGACTAAGTTTCCAGGGTTAATAGGTATATCTGTAGGAAACACAAATCACATAACACATAACTATATAGACTCTATTGCATCCCTCGTGCAGTGTTGTGTAAATCTATTTGAGGACTCCCCCATTAATAATCATTATCAACAACTACAACTCCATTTTCTCCCTAATTTTTTGGGGGTACCCTTTTTATATATATATGTGCATACGTGTTTTTTGCGTCCCCCCTGTGCATAACCTGTGTATAACCTATGCATAACACATTAAGGTTCCATTTATTGTTCTACATTCGTTCTATGTCAATTTCTTGACAGTTCTACCCTTGTTCTATGTCAATTATTTGACGATTAGTGTGTGTGCAGTCCTGTGTAGGTCGCATTAGTGCTACGCAAGTGTATACAATGGTGTTTTCAACACTAAATTATCCAATATATTCAACAACCTTATAGTATCTCTAAAAATATATAATACAATACTTTTGAGTATTATATATTTTTTATAGAGATACTTAGAATACTCTCTGATTTCCTTCCCAGTTGTTCCCTTGCTCTATGCTAACTGCCATGATGAGCGAGGGCATAACGAGAGTGAGAACTCAGCGATTAATTTTTTAAATTAAAACTTGACAGACTAATTTAACTCAATTATGTTGAGTTATAACTTAACTGAAAGGACTTGACTATGTTTAACTTTAAACCAACGACTTATCTATGGATAAGTGTATTTTGTTTCTTTATGGCACTTACAAGTGCAGTATGCTTATTGTTCGTAGAACAACCAACAACTTTCGTAGAAAGTTTTATAGGTTACACACTTGGTGGAATTTCATTCTTCGCAATAGGTATGTGTAAAGGACTTGAATAATAAAAAAATAATACGAATACTTATGAGTATTATTTATTTTATTAAATATTAACGACCAACTGAAAGGATTTGACTATGTCAAAAATTGATATTGTAGTTCAAGTAAGACTTGGATTTGGTATGAAAACTGAACCTAAAGGTTATACCATAAAAGAATTTGTAGAACTTCTACAACCAGAAACTTCACATAATGGCGATAGAGAATTTTGTAAAAAATTATCTAAAGGTGATGTCATTCTTGAAACTTACAATGATTATTGTAAGAGAGTAGGAGAAACTAGAATGCATAATGCATTGGAGAACTATTTATATGAGTAATGGTACGATAATATATCAAGGTCAATCTTTGATTGATAACAAGGATATTGTAGTTATTTACTTCAATGGAAGTAAAAACACAAAGACTGGCAATATGGCTCAGACCTATATCATTCGTAGTGATATAGACCCATTGTTAGCCAGTAAGACTGGTGCAGATTATTCAATCTGTGGCAACTGTAAGCATAGGGGTACACCTACGAATGACCCTAACAGAAAACAAGCGATTAACAGAACTTGTTATGTTAAACTGTTTCAAGGTGTACTTGCAGTTTACAAGTCATTTATGAAAGGTAACTACAAAGTAGTTAACAACCATAATGACATACAAAGTCTTGGTAAAAATCAAGTCGTAAGACTTGGCACTTATGGTGACCCAAGTGCAGTACCCTCTTACATCTGGGATAGTTTACTTAGCAAAGCTAAGAAACACACTGGCTACACTCACCAATCAAAGATTGCTAGTGCAGATGTACGAGCTGACCAGTGCATGATGAGTGCTGATACTTACGAAGAAAGTAAACAGTTTTGGTCAAAAGGATTTAGGACTTTTAGAGTCCTACAAAAGAACGAAGAACTTGATGCGAAGCATGAAGTCCTTTGTCCAGCTTCTAAGGAAGCAGGAAAGCGAACCACTTGCGAACAATGTGTATTGTGTAGTGGTTCAAATATTAACGCAAAGAGTGTTGCTATTTATCAACACTAGAAAGGTATAATTTATGCATAAATTATATAGACAAAGAACTACTGACAGACATGGAAAACCAGTTGGTACTTTCTCAAATAATCAAGGTTATCTGGCAGTCAAACACGACCCAGTAACTGGCAGATTTATTTCTAAATAAATTAAAACTTGTAATTTGAAAGTAGGTATGTTATGTAATGTAGGTATGGTGCAGACCTTGAGTGAAAGCTCAGAACTGCACCACCTTTGTTACTGGTTATGGGTAATGAAGGAGAACTATACAAGTTGGTATATATAAATACTATGAATACTTATGAATAGTATTTTTATATATTAACCTAGCTGAAAGGAGTTTGATATGGCTAGAAAAATTCAAACAGTAACATATGTGTCAGCATTACCTGATGACATAGACGAAAGGGTTGAAAAGATTCAAGCTAGACTTGAAGAACTTAACCCTGAGTTCCAAGCTATGGCTGAAGAACTTGAAAATATTGGTTGGGATTTAGAAAAATCTTATAAAGATTTATGGCAAAGTTCTAACAATAAATTACAATCAAAGGTGGGTGAGTTTGAACAAGTTCAATGGCTATCTGATTGGCTAAAGGACTTCAGAATTAACCCATATTAGAAAGGAAAATCGTATGATATACAGACACATACAGTTGACGAGTAGTCAACATAAACATTTGAAAGCCCTTGTTTATAAGGGTCTTCCAATGGAAACTTTTACTTCTAAAAAGTTTAAAGGTTCACCTTTGGAAAAACTTTTGGAGATAATAGAATGAAAGTTAAAGTTTACTATAACTTACACAAAAAATGTTACTCTATTGTTTCTCTTGAGAAAGAGAACTATGGTAAAGTAATCAAGCACGAGAACTGTGTACCATTGTTTGATGCACAGTTCAAAGTGTCAGAGAAAGGCAGACAACGAGTGTTGCGTGAGCAGAAAAAGAATGTCCACGCATATGTTGTAGGCACTTGGGTAAGCGAGTTTGTACCTAGATTGCCTATCAAGTTAGCTACTTATAATCCTTATAAGTACAGTAGCTTTGTTGATGCTCACTCTAAGAAACCACTAGCTAAAGCTAGTCAAGTTCTACTTTCAAAAAGACATTTTGTAGGTAGACAAACAAGCCAGATATATTATGTGGCATAACAAAAAGAAAGGAAAATACTATGCAAATAGGCGATAGAATAAAAGTTATTGACCAAGAAATTTATGGTAAAATAATCTATGATTATGGAACTGAAGTGGTCATTGAAGATGAAGACGCAGAAACTGATGACAACACTTTGTGTTTTAAAAAGTCTGAAGTGGAAGAAATATTAACAACAAAGAAAGGAGTTTGACTATGTCAAATCAACATTTAAAAATGCAAGAAGATTTATATTCTGAAATAGAATATCACCTTGCTAGATTGTATGATGAGGAAACAAGTACGTTCATCTACAATGGTAAGAAACTTACCAAGTTTAACTTTGAAGAGTTCGCTTCAGATAGATTAGTAGTTGCGTGTCTTTTTAATGAAATCATAGACAGAGTATGGCATAGGTTTGAGGTACATTTTGGAGAGTTCCAAATGCTCTCTGAAGAAGCAGAATACTTTGACGAGTTTGCAAATGAATACTTGTACAATCTTTTGAATGAAGATATACAGGAGCATAGGCAAGAACAATTACCCATATAAACATAACAATGAAAGGAGTTTAATTATGGATAATGATTTTATTTTTCAAACTATTGAAAAACTTATGGCAGATGGTAAGTCTGACCCTAAGATTAGGGGTTGGGCTATGTCTGACATTGTCACCAAGATTGGTGATAGATTTGGCGAGGACAAAAAGTCTGTCGCTAGGGCATACATTATGTCCAAGTGTGGGGTTACTGATGATGAGTAGTTCCATAAAACTATATGGCAGTTCAGACCTACCACCTAATGTGTGTGCTGAACTGTCAGACATTATTAACGAGAGTTTCTTTAAGAAACTTGATAAATATTTTGACCAACAAAAGGAGAAAAAGTATGGCAAAAAATAAATTTGGTAAGACTGTAAAGGTGGATTCACCTTATGCAATTTATAAAAATGAAACAACAGAGTTTGAGCATAGAGTTTTAAAAACTTATCAGACAAAAGAAAATGAAAGTAAAAACCCTTATGCTAGGTGGTACGTTGCGAGTCGTTCACCTTATACCTATGGTTCGTGGGAGTATGGAGACATCTATATTAAAGATGTGATAAGTTATCACGAACTCATAGCATCTACAGATGAATGGAAAGAGGACTATAACTTCCTTGAAAAGTATAAGGAGTTTGCGTAAGATGAATATAAACATAAAAAATATTAGATACTTTAAAACTAGACGAGGTCTAGGATATGAAGTCAAAACTGATAAAGGTACTATATGGAATGATGGAAATGGTGGTTCTACTTACTTTGAAGCTGACTATCCTAAGTATCATTCCAAAGACTTTTCACATTTATCAGAGTGGGATTTGGAATCTCTTATTGATAAATATGAGGGGGTAAATGATGTACGATAGACTATTATTAAAATTAATATTAGCATTTGGTTTAGCTATGTATGCCTTATGGCATAGCAACCAAGTGCTACCAATATAGAAAGGACACACATGAATATATTTTATTTATCAGATGACCCACAGATTTGTGCAGAGCAACACTGCGACAAGCACGTGGTCAAGATGTGTATTGAGTATGCACAACTACTATCAACTGCTCATAGGGTTTTAGATGGTGAGCAATACACTGTTATACAAAATGGTAGAAGACTCAAGAGATGGAAACACCCTAATCAAATGTATGACAAGGGATTAATGTTAGCTAGTCACATCAATCACCCTAGTAATAAATGGGTTAGAGAGAGTCATAAAAACTATTTATGGTTAAGAAGTTTATTAGACAAACTATTAACTGAGTACACACATAGATATGAAAGAGTACACGCAGTGGATAGACGCAGTCATTTATTTCTGTACCCACCAAAAAACATTGAGCATAAAGGACTAACACCTATGCCACAATGTATGCCTGATGATTGTAAGATAGAGCATATGCCTATACTTGCGTATCAGAATTTTTATATGAAACACAAACGACCATTTTGTAATTGGACTAAACGACCAAGACCAATATGGTTTACATAGAAAGGAATAAGTAATGGGTAAATATTTAAAGACTGAAATAGATTGGCAGATGATTAATGGATTTGCCAAAGAGATTTTAAGATTGGAGTTTGATAATCCAGTCTTGAAAAAATGGTGTGACACTGAGGGTTATGAGGGTTCAGAGTTACGCAAATACTTAACTGAAAACCATAATGTAAACTTTACACAAGTAAAGTATGGTGAGTACACTATGAAAAGAAAGGACTAAACTATGAACAATAAAAAGTTTGTACTAATAAATGTGACGCAAGAAACACGCAGACAAATGACTGAGAATCAGTTACTTGAAATGGGTGTGGACGAGTTCATCATTGATGATGCCTATGATAATGAAGAGATTACATTTTATCAAGATGGTGAAGAATTTATCTTGGAGAATCCAAGGTTCTATGATACAGTAACTAAGATGAAAGGAGTGTAACTGTGAAGTTATTAAATTTTATTGAAAATGTTTTTGATTTAATATGCTTTGTAATAGTTACATTTTTTGCATATATATTAATAGGTTTATTTACTTTATAGAAAGGAGTATAACTATGTGTGATATAATTGATTTAAAAACTAAACGAATGCTTTCTAAACATAGAAAGAAACAAAAAGAAAAAGTTACAGATGCAAAGTTTGATGTAGACATTGTGGCTGAAGACTTAACAAAAGTAATTAACAAACATATCAAAAGAAAGACTCACGGATTTGATATTGCGTGTGCCTTAGCAGATGTATCAGTGCAATTTATACACGATACTGCACCTTCAACTGCGTCTGCTCAACATATATTACTAACTGCAATGCAACAACCATTGCAAGAAACAATAGAGTACGAGAAAGGAGAGTTGGAAGATGAATGAAAAAGAATTTGTTAAATGGTTAGATAAAAATGCACCAGTTGACTACGAAGAAGTTCAACACTTTAGTGATGAAGCAGGTGCATCAATATGGATTAGATTTGATTTAGATAAGGAGGAAGACTAATGCCTATATTAGTACAATATAAAATCATTGATAGTTTCAATGAGTACAATAACTATCTCATACATCAAGATGATGTTGATGTGACTGATGATAAAGAACTAATCAGAGATATGTTTCCTGATTCACTACCTGATGACAATGGTGGTGAACAAGAAGACTATAGAGATATTAGTGTTGTAGGAACTTATAATATAACAGTGCAAGAAGCATTGTTTCTAAAGAGAATGTTTATAGCTTTTCCTTTTGGAGGTGATGGGTGGCTACATGAACTTGCAATGAAAAATTATGATAGAAAACAAACAACTAAAATTATTAATGCTTTACGACCAAAGCTACCAATAGAAAGGAGTAAATGATGGTTAAATGGGATGGGTTTGACAATGCAATCATAGGCACTGCTGAAAGACATAATATGGAAACAGTTATTGCCTATGATTTAACCAAGATGGTTAAGATTTTAGTAGCTCGTGACGATATGAGTGTGGAAGAAGCACACGAATATATACAATTCAATATCATTGGTGCATATATAGGTGAGTATACACCTATTATTGTAAATAAAATGACAAGAGAAGAAGTCAAAGAATTGACACAAGAATAGATTGTGGTATTAATACAACACATATGTGTCAGTAATTTGACTATTGCATTTTAAATTTGACACGAGTTATACAAAAATTGTATAATCTTTTACATAAACAGAAAGGAGATAATGTGAATGAGAAAAAGTGAAATGTATGAAAAAGAAATACAAGAACTAAATAAACAACTATATAATTCTTATAAAAGAATTAAAGAACTTAATGACAAAGATAAGAAAGGAAAGAAATAATGTCACAAAGATTAAACTATTATGATAATAAATACTTTAGTGAAAAAGAATTACAATGTCCTACTTCAAAGGATATAGTTTTAGCTGAAGGATTTTTAAATTGTCTTATAAATTTAAGAGAGAATGTTGGAGAACCATTACAGATAACTTCTTGTTGTCGTTCAGCAGAACACAATGAATGGTTACAATCTCGTGGGTACTCAGCTAGTCCTAATTCATTCCATAAAATTGGTAATGATAAATGGGACACAGATACTTGTGCAGTTGATATTGCTATACCTAATTCAGTCTTTAGAAAAGACTTAGTTAAGAGAGCAATAGACTTAGGTTGGACTGTAGGAGTAGCAAGAACTTTTATACACCTTGACAGAAGAATAGATTATACACCTCTACCACAAGTTGTTTATGTCTACTAAAGTTGACAGAGCATTATGGTTCACATTACAAATCCTATTTGGATTTATGGTGGGTATGTTTTTATTTACAACATTGTATTTTATAGGAGATTATTTTAGTGGGAATTGAAACAGTAATAGTAGGGTTTATAATTAACTTGTATACCCTTGATAACATTGATTTTTTTCACCAACGTGCAAACAATAACAAGACTATGACTTGTGTATGGGAGTACGTTGGCAAGAAAAAACCTAACCCACATAACCCTAGTATCACACTCTTGGGTAATGTGTATTATAAACAGAAGTGTGTAAGAAAGGAACTAGATAAATGATAAAAGAAATGTTTGCATTGTATTTAACTTTTGCTTCACCAGTTGGTGACGTAGAATTATTTGTTAAAGAATTACCTAACTGTGATAATGCCAGTATGATAGCTGAACAAGAATACGCAATAAGAAATATTGACAGAAGTAAATTAAGTCAATCAGGATATATGTGTATTGGTTGGGAGTTTCATTTGATAAGACAACAACTTATCAAAGGTGTACCAGTTGACCCTAAGTACATACCAGTGCAGGAAAGAAAATGTGTAGTACCAATGGAGATAAGATAATGAAAGATAAATTAATAGCACTTTTTATATTAACATTAATGATAACATTATATTTAACAGGATAGAATTATGTTTACATATTTTTTAATAACAGTATGGTTTGAGTACGACAATAAGATACATCAAAAAGTTTTACCTAAGTTATATGATAACTGTGAGAAAACTGTAATGAAAATTTATGAAGAAACAAAACCACCTTATAAAATAAAGGCAGTTAAATGTGATACACCAAAAGAATTTGGTGATAAAAGAAAGGACAAAAGATATGGACACGCATATAAAAAAATACGATAATGTAAATAATCCCAAGCATTATAATAAACACGGAATTGAATGTATAGATGCGATACAAGCATCAATGAGTGACAAAGAGTTTCTTGGTTACTTAAAAGCTAATGTACTAAAGTACATGTGGAGATACGATTACAAAGGAAAACCTTTGGAAGATTTGCAAAAAGCACAATGGTATCTTGACAAACTTATAAATTTAATTCATAATTCAGAATTAAATAGAAAGCAATTAATTATGAATGGTTTTAAGGAAGGTGCTAATGATAGTATATAAAACATATGAAGAAATACCTACTTCAGTTGCTGACTTTATATTAACTGCAAGTGGTGAAACAAATATTAAACAAGTTCCATTGAAAGACATAAATGGTTTTGTTGAAATGATGGAAGGAGTTGATAGTGGAGCTAAAGAAGTTAACACTACAAGAACGTGAAGAAGTAGTTATGGCAATCCATAAAGTAATTATGGAGCTTGTAACTAAGTATGACTCACCTGAAACTTTGTACCTAATGGCTAGAGCATTAACAATTACAGCTATAACCAAAGCTGAAAAAGATTACTATGGTTTTCTTACAATGCAGAATGCATTAAATGATACTGCTCAAGAACTTATAGCATTAGGTATGGGTGAAGAACCAACTGAAGGTGATGAAATCTTTGAGTTCATGTACGATAAAAATGATAATAACAAACTACACTAGGGGGTTAGATGTTGAAAATGGAAAGTAAATTTATTGGGCACGAGCAGTGTCCTAAATGTGGGAGTAAAAATAATTTAGCACGTTATAGTGATGGTGCACATTGCTTTACACCTGACTGTGGCTACTTTGAGAAAGGAGAAGGAGTGGAAGTAACACCTATTACAAATAATACTAACAGTTATTCTGACTTGTACGTTGGAGATAGAACTGAATTGAAAGATAGAAATATCTCTCAAGAAACTGCGAGTAAGTATGGAGTAACCACGTTAGCTAACAATGGTATGGTTACAAAACATATATATCCATTCTACAATGCACAAGGTAAGCACGTTGCTAATAAGATTAGAGCATTACCTAAAGTGTTTACGACACAAGGTAACTTTGCTGAGTCTGAATTGTTTGGACAACACTTATTCACAAGTGGACAGAAGTACATTACAATTACTGAAGGTGAGTGTGATGCTATGGCAGTCTTTCAAATGACTGGTAGTCGTTATGCTACTGTGTCTATTAAGAATGGTGTAGCTTCAGCAGTCAGAGATTGTAAACAAAACTTTGAATACTTAAATAGCTTTGAGAATATTGTGATATGTTTTGATAGTGATAGTATTGGTAGAGAAACTGCTAATAAAGTATCAGAGATATTTCCACCTAATAAATGTAAGATAGTTAATCTTGAATTAAAAGATGCTAACGAATATTTAAAGGCAGGTAAACGTGAACAGTTTACTCGTACTTGGTGGGATGCTAAACCTTATACACCTGCAGGTATTGTAACGTATGATGATATTGTTGATGACCTATGGGTTGAAGAAGAGGTTGACTCTGTGCCTTATCCTTTTCAAGGATTGAATAATAAATTATATGGTATGCGTGTTGGTGAATTGGTTACACTTACATCAGGTACTGGTATGGGTAAATCAAGTTTACTACGTGAGCTTGTATATCATATATGGAAAACTACTGAAGATAAGATTGGACTTTTGTTTTTGGAAGAAGAAAAGAAAAGAACATTCAGAGGTTTGGTAGGCATACATGCAAACAAAGAACTACATAAACCTGAAGAGTGGAAGAAACAAGAACCATCTGAATTAAAAAAGTGGTCTGAAGAACTCAGAGGTGATAGGAGATTAGTTTTGTTTGACCACTTTGGTTCTATGGATGATGATGATGTTATCAATCGTATTCGTTACATGGCTAAAGGTTGTGATTGTAAGTGGGTATTCGTTGACCATCTAAGTTTAATTATATCAGGCAGAGATGATGGTAATGAAAGAAAAGCTATTGACATTCTTATGACAAAACTACGTAGCTTATGTCATGAGTCTAAGATAGGTATGTTGTTAGCTTGTCACTTACGAAGACTTGATAATGATAAAGGACACGAAGAAGGAAAGCAAGTTTCATTATCACACTTGCGTGGTTCACATTCAATCGCACAGTTATCTGACGCAGTGATTGGTATGGAAAGAAACCAACAAGATGATGATGAGATTGCAAAGAATACTTCCACTATTCGTGTACTTAAAAATAGATACGCAGGAACTACTGGAGTTGGTTCTTACTTACTTTATTCTACTGAGAATGGTAGAATGACTGAAATAGATAACCCTTTTAAGGAGAACGCAGATGAGTTTGAAACCCAAGAGTAAAGACAGAAAGAAGTTTGATATTGATTTAGCTTATGGAAAAGTTAGAGAAGATATGATTCAAGATATGCTTCAAGATAAAAAGATTGAAGTTAAATCTGAACGTGATGTCTGGAAAAGAACTGGTAACATAGCTATTGAATACGAATGTTATGGTAAACCTTCAGGTATCAATGCAACTGAAGCTGATTATTGGTTTCATAATTTATGTGTAGGTGAGGACATATATGCCACACTTATATTTAAAACTGAGAACCTAAAAAAGATACTGGATTCTCTAGAAAGAAAGGTATCTGTAAATGGTGGAGACCATAATGCTTCACGAATGTATTTGATAAGTTTACAAAAACTATTTGACGTAAAAACAATAAAGGAGTATATTAGTCTATAATGAATTTAGTAGTTGACATAGAAACAGATTCACTAGATGCAACAAAGATACATTGTATTGTAGCTAGGAACATGGAGACAAATGAGAACTATGCTTTCGTTGGTAAAGATTGTTATGATAAGTTTCCTGCATTTATAAATAAACATGCAGATAAAATTATTATGCACAATGGTATTTCTTTTGACGCACCAGTTTTAAATAGATTGACTGGCACGAAGATTACTATTGGACAGATTGAAGATACTTTAATTATGTCTCAGCTATACAATCCTGAGCGTGAGAATGGACACTCATTAGATTCCTGGGGTAAACGATTTGGATTTAATAAACTTGAGTTCAATAACTTCTCTAAGTTTAGTAAAGAGATGCTTACTTATTGTAGACGTGATGTTGAACTTACACATAAAGTTTATAATCATTTAAAACTTGAAGGTAAAAGATTCTCAGATTATTCTTTGAGACTTGAACATGATATACGTTCCATTGTTTCTAAACAAGAAGACACTGGATTTTATTTAGACCAACAGAAAGCTAGTGGTTTACATGCAATGCTTGAAGATAAAGCTGAACAGTTAGAAAAAGAAGTACACAAAACTTTTCCACCATTAAAGATTGAGGAAGAGTTCATACCTAAAGTAAATAATAAATCTCGTGGGTATGTAAAGGGCGTACCTTTTACTAAAGTTAGTTATCAAGAATTTAATCTTGCGTCTCGTAAACAAATAGCTGAACGACTTATGAAGTTAGGTTGGAAACCAAACAAGTTTACTGATAAAGGTTCGCCTATTGTAGACGAGAGTGTACTATCAAAGATAGATAATATAGCTGAAGCTAAATTGATAGCTGAATATTTATTATTAAAAAAGAGAACGTCTCAAATCTCTTCTTGGCTTGATGTTGTTAATCAAACCACTGGAAGAGTGCATGGTCGTGTCCTTACTTTGCGTTGTGTATCAGGTAGAATGAGTCATCACTCGCCAAATATGGCTCAGATACCTGCTACATATTCACCTTATGGTAAAGAGTGTAGAGAAGTATGGACAACTGATAAACCTGATACTCATGTTATCTTTGGTACTGATGCTTCAGGACTAGAGTTAAGAATGTTAGCACATTACATTAACACATCTGAGTATACACATGAGATATTGAATGGTGATATTCACACAAAGAATATGAACATGGCAGGACTATCAGATAGAGACCAAGCTAAAACTTTTATATATGCTTTTCTGTTTGGAGCAGGTGCAAAAAAGATTGCACAAATAGTTGGCTCAAAAGATATGGCAGTTGGTAAAAAACTTATAGATAAATTTTTATCTGAGTTACCACGACTAAAATCTTTTAGAAGTCAAGTAGAAGAAGCTGCTCAGTCAGGTAAAGTAAAAGGTTTAGATGGTAGACTCTTTAATGTTAGGTCACCACATAAAGCAGTTAATACAATCATACAAGGTGCAGGTGCTATCGCTTGTAAAGTATGGTTACGTAACATGATTAAACATGTACGCACAAAAGGTTTGGATGTTAAACTTGTAGCTTCAATACATGACGAGTATCAGTTTGAAGTAAACAAGAATGACATACAAAGTATGGGAGAGATTGTGAAGTTGGCAATCAAAGAAACAACTGAACAACTCAACCTTAATTGTCCACTAGATGCAGAGTATAAGACTGGTCTGAGTTGGGCAGAAACACACTAGTTTTAAATTTATTTTTAATTAGTGTTGACTTGTGTATTGTTATACCTTATAATTATACACTGAGATATTCGTAGTTAATACGAAAATATAATAACCTTAAAGAAGGAGTAAACATATGCCAATATTAAATGGTAAAGCCTACTGGGCATCAGTCGTATCACCAAACACTACGTTTGATGAAGATGGTGTCTATTCTGTAGACTTAGCAGTTGATGCTGATAATAAAAAGAAAGCTGAAGCTGAAGGTCTATCTATTAAAAACAAAGGTGACGATAGAGGAGACTTTGTTACCATCAAAAGAAAAGCTAAAAGAAAAGATGGTAGTCCTAACAAAGCACCTGATGTAATGGATGGTATGAAACGTCCACTTCAAAATACTTTGATTGGTAATGGTTCAGATGTAAATGTTTTATTTAAAACTTACGAGTGGACTCATAAACCAACTGGTAGAAGTGGTAAGAGTGCTGACTTACAAGCTATTCAGGTTGTAAACCTAGTTGCCTATGAAGGTGGTAGTTCAACTGCAAGTGAATTTGAAGAGATTCCTTCTGCATCTAATGCAGATAATTCAACTTCAGAGTTTGCAGAAGTACCTGCTTAACCTTAACTTTTAAAAGGAGATGGGGGTGTAGTTAATAACTCACCCCTATTTTTTTCTATGAAAAATATTGATACTTTAGTTGAAGATATGTACCAGACTATTACTGATGGCACACAACCTAGTGAAAAAGATATGGAGTTGTTTGCTGAAAGAGTGAAGGAAGGTGTATTACAATTATTCAACACACGTTCTGAGAATAATAATTTAAGAATGTCTCAGATTGGTAAACCTGACAGACAGGTGTGGTATCAGTCACGAGATATAACAAAAGAAAAGTTACCTGCATGGGCGAAGATAAAATTTACTTATGGTCATATACTTGAAGAGTTACTTTTATTATTAGCTAAGACTGCAGGACATGAAGTTAAGAATGAACAAAAAGAATTAGAGATTGAAGGAGTATTAGGACATCAAGATTGTGAGATTGATGGTGTTGTTACTGATTGTAAATCAGCTAGTGCTTATTCATTTAAAAAGTTTTCTAATCGTTCACTATTAAAAGATGACCCCTTTGGTTACATTGCACAGTTGTCAGCTTATGCTGATGCACAAAATAAAAAAGGTGGTGCTTTTCTTGCTATTGATAAACAGAGTGGACGTATATGTTTAATGTCTGTCCATGATATGGAGATGATAAATGCAAAAGATAGGGTCTTACATCTTAAAAATGTTGTCGCAAGTGATACAGTTCCTAGCAAGTGTTATGACGATATTGCAGATGGTGCTAGTGGTAATCGTAAACTTGATGTTGGCTGTTCCTACTGTGCTTATAAAGTTAATTGTTGGCAGGATGCTAATAATGGGAAAGGACTTAGAAAATTTATCTATGCGAATGGACCAAGATACTTAACACAAGTTACAAAAAAACCTGATGTAATTGAGGTAGAATTAAATGACATTGGTTAGTTTGTTTGAATTACTAGCTGCAATTAGTGCAGTGATTACTGTATGGGTGTATGGTAACAAAGATAACTATGCACCCTTATATGGTATGGTTTCAAATATAATATGGATTACATGGTCAGTATTATCTGACAGTTATTATATGTTACTTATGTGTGTAGTCTTTACATGTTTACATATACGAAACTATTTTCATATGAGGAATATTAAATGAAGTTTAGAAGTGGTTCAGAAGAAAAGGTTTATAAATTTTTTAAAGATAAAAAAGTAAAAGTTAAATATGAACCTAATAAATATAGTTATGAATGGTTTGAAAATAAAACTTACTGCCCTGACTTCTTATTACCTAATGGGTCTTACATAGAAGTTAAAGGTAGGTTAACTATTGAGATGAGAAAGAAACATTTGTTTTTTAGAAAGTCTAATCCTAACATTATAATTAGATTTGCTTTTGATAATCCTAATAAAAAACTAAACAAAGGTGGTACTATGACTTACGCAAAGTGGTGTGACAAACATAACTTTGAATACTGCAAGATAAGTGATGGCATTCCTAAACAATGGTATAATGAAACAACATGATAATTTTTTTCGTACAGTTGAACAAAATATTATCAGCTCAACAAGTGCTGAGAGGACATTATTCCTTGCAGTTATTTTACAAGCACTACTTGATGCTACTCAAAAAGATACTCAAGACTTGGAAAGTCATAAGTATAAACGTGAGTCTATACTTTGGTTTACTACCAACAGTGGTAAACGAAAGGAAGACTTTGAATACATATGTGAACTCGCAGATATTGAACCAAACTATATGAGAAGAGTCGCTATGGAAATACTAACATCTAAAAGAACTAACTTTGTGAGGAATCATATTAATGCTTTGTTGACACATAAGGATAGTTATGATAGAATTAAACTTAAAAATAGAAAGGGGAAATAAACTATGTTACCAACTGAATACCAAAACTATATTGCTATCTCTCGTTATGCGAGATGGATTGAAAAAGAAAACAGAAGAGAAACGTGGAGTGAAACTGTTGAACGATATGTTAGTTATATGCAAGGACGTTATGAGAAACTAACAAATAAAAAATTAGACAAGAAGGAAAGAGATAGATGGATTGATGCTATCACTACATTAAAAGTTATGCCTTCAATGAGAGCATTGATGACTGCAGGAGCTGCTCTTGATAAAGATAATGTAGCAGGATTTAATTGTTCATATGTAGCTATTGATAATGTAAGAACCTTTGATGAAATTATGTACATACTTATGTGTGGTACTGGTGTAGGGTTCAGTGTTGAAAGACAATACGTTGATAAACTTCCTGAGATTGCAGAGAAGTTTCATACAACTGAAACAGTTATTAAAGTTAGAGATAGTAAAATAGGTTGGGCAAAATCTTATCGTGAACTTATTGCTATGCTTTACGCAGGACAAATACCACAGTTTGATATGTCTCTTGTCAGACCTGCAGGTGCTAAACTAAAAACATTTGGTGGACGTGCCAGTGGTCCTGACCCACTTAGAGATTTATTTAAGTTTAGTATTGAGACGTTTCAAAAAGCTAGTGGCAGAAAACTCACAAGCATTGAGTGTCACGATATTGTATGTAAGATTGCAGACGTAGTTGTTTGTGGTGGTGTAAGACGTTCAGCTTTAATTAGTCTTTCTAATCTTTCAGATATTAGAATGAGAGATGCAAAGACTGGTCAATGGTGGGACAATAATCCACAAAGAAGTTATGCTAATAACTCTGTAGCTTATACTGAAAAGCCTGACATAGGTACATTTATGAAAGAGTGGGTATCTCTTTATGATTCTAAATCAGGTGAACGTGGTATCTTTAACAGAGTTGCATCACAAAAGATGGCAACACGTTCAGGTAGAAGAGAAGGTGACTTTGACTTTGGGACTAATCCCTGTTCAGAAATAGTTTTACGAAATAAACAATTTTGTAATCTATCTGAAGTAGTTGTAAGACCTGATGATACTGAAGAAACTTTAAAAGAAAAGGTAGAGATAGCTACAATCTTTGGTACACTTCAGTCAACTCTATCAGACTTTAGATACTTAACTAAACAATGGAAAGATAACACTGAAGAAGAAAGATTATTAGGTGTTTCATTAACTGGTATCATGGACCATGAAGTTTTATCAGGTAATATATTTAATCAAAATGTTTTAAAAGAAATGTTAATTAACTTAAAAGAACATTCAATTAAAACAAATAAGAAGTGGGCAGAGATGCTAGGAGTTAACCAAGCTACTGCCATTACTTGTGTGAAACCTTCAGGAACTGTATCACAATTAGTTGATTCAGCTTCAGGTATTCACCCACGTTATTCACCTTACTATCTTAGAACTGTGAGAGCAGATAAGAAAGACCCATTGTGTGATATGATGTTAGACAAAGGTTTCTATGGTGAAGATGACGTAATGAAACCTAATGATACAAAAGTTATTTACTTTCCTATGAAGTCTCCAACGAGTTCAATTATGAGAGATGCTAAATCTGCTATTGAACAACTAGAGATATGGAAGATGTATCAATTGCATTGGTGTGAACACAAACCTTCAATCACAGTTTATGTGAAAGAAGATGAATGGTTACAAGTAGGTGCATGGGTTTATGAAAACTTTGATGTGATGAGTGGTGTTTCATTCTTACCTCACTCTGAGCACTCATATAAACAAGCACCTTATCAAGAAGTTGATAAGAATACATATGAAGAATGGTTAGCTAAGACTCCTAAAAATATTAATTGGATGGACTTAACTAACTATGAGAAAGAAGATACAACTACATCATCAAAAGAACTTGCATGTACTGCAGGTGCTTGTGAAATAGTTTAATATTTTCTTGACTTTATATTTAAAAGGAGTATAATAATATAATGTTATTAAATGCTAGAACAAATTACGAGTCAGAGACTATACATCCATTACCCTATAATGAAACTAGTTTTGTTTTTATAGGGTATGATAGTCGTGAAGATATTGCTTATAGAGTTTGTGAACATTCTTTAATACGAAGAAGTTCACGACCTCTTACAGTAATTGATTTAAACCATACTACTTTAAGAAAAGGTGGTTACTTTGATAGAGAATGGAAAGAGGATGAGCATGGTCAGAAATATGATGTGATAGATGATAAACCTTTTTCTACAGAGTTTAGTCATACACGTTTCCTTGCACCTGAGATTGCTAAACGTAATGGTGTTAAAGGTTGGATTATGTTTTGTGACTGTGACTTTTTATTCTTAGATGATATAGATAAACTATTCAAGTGGGTTGAAGTTAACTGTCCTGATAAAGCAGTAGCTTGTGTTAAATTTGATTGGCAACCTACTGAAGATACTAAGATGGATAATCAAAAACAATTAGGTTATGACAAAAAACTTTGGTCTTCACTTATGTTATTAAATATGTCACATAAAGATGTACGTAATCTTACATGTGAAGATGTAAATACTATGAGAGGTTTACATCTACATCAATTCAAATGGACTTCAGACAGTGAGATTGCAGGTATACCTTGCACTTGGAATCACATTCCTGATATATCTAATATAGGAGAGAAACCTAGTGCTATACATTTTTCTTTAGGTGGACCTTGGTTTGGTGGTTCATATAAAGATATTAGGTTTGCTCAAGACTGGGAAGATGAGAAACTATTATATAGAAATACAGTAGATGAAACTAGACCAACACAATGGGTAAAATTTTAATATGAAAGACACAATAAATATCGTTACGTCCTTTAATCCTAAAGGGTGGGAAACTTATGCAAAGAAAATGATTGACTCAGTTGTCAAATATATGGCTGATGATTTACATTTAACTGCTTACTATCATGACTTTACTGATGAACAGATAAAAGAGTTTCCTAAAACAGACAAGATAACATTTAGAAATCTTAATGAGGTAGATGAAATGATTACCTATCGTGAAGAAATGAAACTTCATGATGGTACTGAAGGTGGTAAGATGCCTTATAACTGGAGATTAGATGCCATTAAATGGTGTCACAAAGTGTATGCTCTGACTGACTTCTCCTTCAAGTTGGTAGAAAAGAGTGTACAAGTAGGGTGGGTAGTTTGGTTAGATGCTGACATTATCCTTAGAAAGCCTGTTAATAAACAAGACTTGTTTGGAATCATTCCCCTAGGTTCTGAACTCGTCCACTTAGGTAGGAAAGATGTGGACTATAGTGAAACATCTTTCATGGCTTTTAATCTTAATACTATCCCACCCCTTGATTTACTAGGAGATATGAGAGGTCTTTATAATAGTCATGAAGTTCTTTCATATAGAGAATGGCATGATGGATTTATCTTTGAAAGATTATTTAATATCTATGGTGCACATGGTTTAAAGAAACACAGTTTAACACCAGAAGTGAGAGGTTTAGATGCGTTTAATAATTCTCCTTTGGCAGATTACTTTGAACACTTCAAGGGCAATAGGAAGGATTTGTTATCTAACAAAACCACACCTGATGTCGTTGGTCCAAAGAGGTACAAACAGTTGGCAGATGTCATCAGACATTACAAGTTTTCAAGAATACTGGAGACAGGTACATGGAATGGTGGTCGTGCTATTGAAATGGCACTGGCAGCTTTTGACAACGTAGACAAAGTTTATTACGAAGGTTATGATTTATTTGAAGATGCAGATGAATTTACTGATGCAACTGAAATGAATACTAAACCACACAATCTTTATGAAGCAGTTAGCAATAGACTAAAAGAATTTAAAACTTTTGTTAAAGATAAAATGAACAAAGACTTTGAATTTAAATTAGTTAAAGGTGATACTAAAGTAACACTAACACAACAAAAAGATTTTGACATAGCTTATCTTGATGGAGGACATAGTTTTGATACTGTTCAGCATGATTATAATATGACAAAAGATTTACCTGTTGTTGTGTTTGACGATTACTTTACTAAAGATGACAAAGGAAAGGAAGTTGTTGATGAACATAAAGGAACGAATAAAGTATTTGATGCCCTTGATAAAAAGCTACGTAAAAAAGTTCTTCCATCTAGTGACCCAGTGGCAGGTGGTGGTGTTACTCACCTTGCTATTGTTCTTCATAAATCTAGTCTTGATAAACTCCCTGAAAGTTTCAATCACGTTCCAATAATTGTTAAACCAAAAGACTGTATGCCTACTGATTATATTAGAAACAATATAAAAAATAATGTACAGTCAATTAATAAATGGTTAACTAAAGCTAGACCACATGGAGAGATACTTAACATAGTATCAGGTGGTAGTTCTTTTTTAAATTATAAAGATTATCTTAAATCAACTAAAGATAAAATCATGTGTGTTAAACATTCACTACCTATGCTTTTGAAAGAAGGTATAGTTCCTTGGGCATGTAACATACTTGACCCTAGACCTATTGATGGTACAAGTACACATGGAATTGTTCGTAAAGAATTATTTAAAGAGATACCTAAAGAGACTATATTCTTTGTATCATCTATGACTGATACCTCAGTTGTAGATTATTTAAAAGATAAGAGTGCAAAGATAATAGGATGGAATGCTTACTCAGATGCTATTGTTGAGAAGAGTACAGATAATAATAAAGTTACTATACCAAAAGACTTAGGTATACCTGATGATACAGTTCTATTAACTGGTGGTACTTGTGCAGCTATGAGAGCCATTAGTGTTGGACATACATTAGGATTTAGAAACTTTAAACTATATGGTTTTGATTGTTCAATGGATGAGCCTAAAGATAAAGATGCAGTTGATAGTTCAACAGGTAAAGGTAAATACTTACACGTCACTACAAATGATAAGAAGTTCTGGACTACAGGTGAGCTACTAGCTATGGCACAAGACTGTGAAAAATTATTTCAAAGACAAGATGTTGATATGCATATGGAACTATATGGTGAGGGCACTCTTGTTTCTGAGTTGTGGAAAACTGGTGGTAGAAAGGAACATCCTAAATATGAAAATACTCTCTTCAATAACGATTAAAGATTTTATAGAAGATACAGATTGTAAAACAATCTATAAATCAGTATTGGATTTAAAAGATTCCTGGTCAAAATATTCTGATAGATTATCATTAGGTTCAGGAAAAGAAGATTCAGATACTGAAGATACTTATAAAGATAAATGTCTTACAAACAATCCTATTATATTTGAAAAGTTTCCTTCATTATTATTTAAAGTAAAACAAGTATTAAATAATATGTACGTTGATGATTTAACATTTGATGAAACATATTCATCACCTGCATTTGAGATTATACAAGAGGATGGAACTTACTATAATTTAAACCATAAAGCTGATAGCTACTTTGTGTTACCTATTCATATAGGTAATTCTAGTTCAGGTTTATTTTATTACAACAGACCTGCTACTAAAAAATATTATATACCTATGAGAGAAGGCTCGTTATATTTCTATACAAGTCCTCTTCATAAAACTTATCAAAAGATTAGTGAAACCAATGACTTAATTTGCCTTGAAGGTAAATGTAAGATGAACAAAAATAATAATTTAACTCTTTTTTTCTAAATAGATTTGAGTTATAATACACATAAATGGGAGAAATATTATGTTATTACCAATGATTGCACCTATATTAGGTAAAGTAATTGATAGAATAATTCCTGATAAAGCTGGTCAAGCAAAGGCTCAATCAGAATTAAACAAGGCACTTGTTACACATTCAGCAGATATAGAAAAAGCTGCTGCATCTGTGGTCGTTGCTGAAGCTAAAGGTGAAGGTTGGTTACAACGTAATTGGAGACCATTAACAATGTTATCTTTCTTGATGCTTTTGTTTATGTATTGGTTTGGAATACATCCTGAGAATTTATCAGACGCAGTTATCATGAAACTGTTTGATTTATTACAGATTGGTATTGGTGGCTACATCATAAGTAGAGGTGCTGAGAAAGGAATTAAAACATGGAAGGAGAAATAATATGACTGCATGGACAAAACCTATTATCGCAGAAATTTCTGTAGGTTTAGAAATCAACTCATATGCTTGTGCTGAAAAGTAATAGCATTTATTTTTTGGTGTGAGCCATATGCTTTCTAAGGTATGGCTTTCATCTAGTTTAACTACAACATTATTGCCTAATGATAGGGATAATAAACTAAAAGGAGAAATACTATGATGTTATTGGACAACATGTTCTATAATCATTTTGATTTAATGAGACCAAGAGTAATGGTCGTATCTGATAAAATGTATCAGGAAGCTCAACAAAAGAAACTGCAAGCTAGATTAGATTATCTTGTAGAACAAAAAGAGCATTATGAAAAAGAAATAAAAGAAGTGAAAGACGAAATGTCTGAACTAAAGATTGAAAATAAATCTGATAAGTAAATAAAAAACCCCTAGCTAACTTAATAACTAGGGGTATTTTTTTGTCCAATTTTCACAGTTGGCTACTTATATAATATACTTGTCCAATTATAATGTGCTTCTACATCAAAGGCTATCTCAGCCATATGCATAAATATCTCCACTATAAATAAAAATATAATTATTCTACAGTAAGTTTTTACTCTCATTCTTTTCCTTATAATTTGATATTGCAGCTTTGATTGCATCTTCAGCTAACACAGAACAATGAATCTTTACTGGAGGTAAAGCTAAATGATTAGCTATCTCTGTGTTCTTTATCTTATTAGCTTCATCAATCTTCTTACCCTTAACCCATTCAGTTATTAATGAGCTAGAAGCAATAGCTGAACCACACCCAAAGGTTTTAAACTTAGCATCTTTTATAACACCTTCATCACCTACTTTAATTTGTAGTTTCATTACATCACCACAAGCAGGTGCTCCAACAAGTCCAGTACCTACATCTTTATCTTCTTTATCCATTGACCCTACATTTCTAGGATTCTCATAATGGTCTAATAATTTTTTACTGTATGTCATACTCCAAAACTTTCTCCACATCCACAACTACTTGTTGCATTAGGATTTTTTAATTCTAAAAAACTACCAAATATTTCTTTCTTATATTCAATAGTCATTCCCATTAAATAAAGTAAACTTGATTTATCAATCAATAAAGTAAAACCATCAAACTCTATAAAGTCATCACTATCCTGTATGTAGTTATCAAATGACCAGTCATATCTAAAACCTGCACACCCACCACCTTTAACTTCTAAACGAACATATTTTTTGTTATGGTCTTTAGCAAGATTCTTTAGATGTTCTTTTGCTTTATCTGTTAAGTTTACTAACGTCATTCTTTATCATACAACCTATGATAAGTTTTCTTTAAGAATCTTTTACACATTGATTTAAAAAATCCTTTGATATAATATTTACCTATACGAATAGGTATGAGTAATGGTGTAGTCATGACATCAAATATAACAATGAGTATGTCCACACTAAAGTCAATGATATTATCTGCATCTTTAAACTTTTGTTTTAGTTTATTCCACCACTTCATATCATCTTAATCCACGTATACACTAGTCCTAGTGCAGCACCTACAACAAACAACATCTTAATAGCACCTGAACCTCTAGCTAAGTCTGCTCTCATGGCTGATATAATCTCTGTTTGTTTATGTATTAAATCAAAAGCAGCTTCTAGTTTATTGGCAACCTCTTTGTGTTGCTCTTCATTACGTGCTTCAAGTGCAGCTAGTCGTGCTTCTAATGAGTCGTTATTGTTCATTATCTTTCTCCTACTCTTCTTATTGTTTTAAATAATTCTTCGTCAATCTTTTGACCCACTAATTTTTTATTTATTTCTCTTATCTTACCTAAAGGAAAAGATACACCTTTTTGTTTTAATCCTCTATAAAAATTTTCTAAGTCAGATTTAGTTATATCAGTAGGTATGTGTTTATTTTTTTGTATAGCATCTAATGTTTGTAAACCTTCTTTAGATATTTTTAATCTTCTCATTGCTTTAGTTATATCTTTATCACTATAACCTAAATCTCTGTAAGCATTAATATACATTCTTAATTCTTGTTCTAATCTTAATTTAGTTTTTTCATCTGTTTTTTTAGCTTCAACAAAGTCATTATCATTAATTTGGTTTAAAGCTATAGGTGTTTTTTCTCTTATTCTTTTTTTAATATCAACACTAAATGGTAAATCACCTTTCATAACTCTTGATAGTGCTTTACCTCTATTCATATTTTTGAGTCTATAACCCATGTTATAAGGAACACTAGAATCAATATCTATTCTTCTTGTTTTAACACCTAACAAAGCACCATAGTCAGCTTCACCTGGAATACCTTTTGTTCTTTCAGAGAATAAAGTATAAGAAGGATAACCTTTATCAGCTAGTTCTTTATCTTTTGCTGCAAGTTCTAATTCATATTGTTTTCTTTTTCTATAAAAGTCAAGACCTGCAGGTGTCAGTGTATCTCCTATAAATTTAGTTGCAACTTCACCAAAAGGTTTATCTTCTTTTAAACCAACTGCTGCATCTAATAAAGCATCTGTAGCTAATGATGTTCCAATAAAAGGACCTAATACACTATCAAAAAGTGCATTACCTACTTTAAATAATTCAGGTTGTAATGTTTTATCTATATCTCCTGAAAGAAGTTGTTCACTTATTTTAGGGTCAAAGAACATTCTATGAGTTGCCTTTGATATAGTTTTAGGAAAAGCAAAAGGGTCAAGACTTGCCATTGATAATGTGTCATATACTTTCTTTCCACCAACTTCCTTTTTATCTAAATATATTTGAGGTGCAAAGTATTCCCAATCTGGTCCAATAGTTTTTAATGCTTCTTCTTCTTTATCTGATATACCTAAAAACATTTTAGATTGTTCTTTTAAGTAATCTGCACCTAGACCTGCTGCAGTCATACCTGCAAGTCTTTTAGCTGCTGCCGTACTCAGTGCAGCATTACCACTCAATGCATCTTTAACTGTGTACTTAACTAAATTTTTTGCAACTCTTGCAGATTCAGCAGCAAATGTAGCAAAGTCACCTATAGGCATATATCTTAAACTTTTAATAAATGCAGGAGCTATTTTATAGTTAGGCATTAAGTCTCTTGTTCTTTGAGCTGCCATACTTTCAAGAGCATCATCTGCTAAATCAGGAAATGCTTCTCTTAAAGTTTTCTTAGTTCCTTCAAAATGCATTATCTTAAATATATCATCCTCTAGTTGGTATATATCAATAACTTTATCTATAGCTTTCTTTGCAAATTTTCCTATAGGTTTTGTCGTATACTTAGTTATATTTTGAGGAATCTTTTTATATAAATTATCTATAATATTTTTTTTAACTTCAGGTGTATTTAAAGTTATATCTTTTAAATTTTTTCTTATTGTTTCAGATGCAATATCTGTACCAGTTATACCTAAAGATTTATATTTATTAAATTGCTGTGTAAGTTCTTTATTATTTAAACCAAATAATTTATCTACTACAAATTTAGATGCATCAAAAGCACCACCATTAATAGGAGACATACCATTACTTGTCATAAATACTACATTACCTAAAACATTTCTTGCATGAGTAATAGGATTAAATACAGTAACAGCTATTTGTGAACCTGTTTTTAATGGAATCCAAGCATATTTAAAGAAAGCACTACTTGCAGGATTCATTCCATCTATACCCTCTCTTAAAGTTTTAGCATAACTAGGGTCAATATATAAATCACTTAATGGATTTTTAACTGCATCTTTTCTAACTACCCCACCACCAAATACTTTACTTAATCTTTCATCTACTATATTCTCAGCTTTAACAAAAGCATCAGGAACATTAGTTATATCTTGACCTTTAGCTTTAGCTATATTAACTGCAGCTCCACTATTTAACATGTCTTTTTTTAATTCTTCTAAAAAGTTTACTTCAGCTTTATAAGCAGCTAATTTTTTATAAGAGTTTACATAATTAAAAGTAGGGTCTTTTATCTCACCTAAAAAAGCTTTAACAGGGTCAGGTATAAGTTGTCTTTTTTTTAATGCTCCTGTTGTACCTTGCCCACCTTTATTTTTATTAGCGAGGTCAAGTAAAAAATTACCAGTTTCTTCAGGACTTAAATTTTGAACACTATTCTTTAATGCATTAAAAGCTTGGTTAGGTTCTAAACCAATATCATCTATTAAATAGTTTGTCATTTTCTTTAGACCTTCATCTGTTATCTGGTCAAGTCTACCCATTGAAATATTTTTTTCATTTCTTCTAATAGCATCTGACATATCCTGTAGATATTTAGGGTCTTCAAAAGCTTGATAACTTTTAGTTAAATAAGTATTTAAATTATTATCTACTGTAGTTGCAAGTTGTCCAGATAATCTTTCGTTCTTTGTAAAAAATGTAGACAACTCATCTATATTATTTCTCATTTCAGTAACAACTTCTTTAACATCAGTAGGTATATTTTCTAATGCAACTGCATCACCTTGAAGTGCATCATTAACAAGTTGAACTTGAGCAGGGTCTTTCATGTTATTCTTTTTCATTACCTTAGATAATTTTTTAGCATCAACAGTTGCTTCTTTAAAAGCATTACTTACTGCTGCATCTGAACCTAAAAATAATTCTTGAGCTTTATCTGACATACCTCTTGTAGAAGAAAACAATTGTTCAAACTTTCTACCTAAAGGTTTAACTTTATTATATCCTTTTATTAAACCTGATATACCACCAACTGCTGCAACTTCAAAACCTAAATTATTTACAAAGGCATTAAGTCTTTGTTGCAACCTTGTATCTTCAGGGTTGACACTAAGACCTTCTAATATTTGTGTTGATTCAGGGAATTGTTCTCGTAAGGTATTTACTATATTTTCTGAAGGGTCTTCAGCTATTGTCGCTGCTGCTGCACCAGTTGTTAGAAAACCTGCTACCTTTGTAGCTTTACGACCTTTAGCACCTAATAGATTTGATGCTTGTTTTAGACCTGAGTTTAGAAACCTATTACCTTTAGCTAATGTATGTGCTCCTCTTGTTGCTTTGAGTATACCTGTTGCAGGTACAAAGTAAGAGGCAATATTACCTATAACTCCTTCAGCAGTTCCATATACACCATCACCATGATAAGGGTCAAACAACTCATCTGAAAATTCTTTTACACTTTCAGGAACATATTGACCTACTGCATCAGCTACTACTGAAAAATTATCTGAAATCTTTTTAGTTAAATTAGGTGCTACGTCTGCAGAAAAACTTGCAATGTCTCTACCAGCTTCACCTATTGCTCTACCTGCTACTCTTACAGGTGCATCAATAATACCTAAACCAGTTATCTCTGCAGCTTTATCTTTTTCTTCTTGAGTTAAACCTGAGTATTCATTATAAGTTTCTTTAAATTCAGAAGGGTTAAAACCTTGTTCTTCAATAAGCTGTTTAGCTTTAGCAGAATCTAAAGCTCCCTTACTCTGCAGGTCTTCAATTTTTTTTGCAGTTTCTCTAAATGATTGTGAGTCAATACTAATTGCCATTGCACTATTCTATCTCGTCTAATATTTGTGATACAGTTTTTTGTTCTTTAGTTGCAGGAACTAAACCACCTTCTTTTAAATTTTTAGGACTACCTACACCTAACATATTAACTTCATCAATTAATAAATTATTAAATTCTGTTTCATTATCTGTTCCTACTAACTTACCTTGTCTATTCATTTCTTGAAGTTTTCTTAATGCATTTACTGAAGCAATTTTAGTTATCTGTGTTAAAGTCTTTTTACCTTGAGTTGTTTCTAATAAAGAATTAGCATCTAATGCTAGTTGTTCAGAACCTGATAAATTTCCTTTAACTATATCAGTAACTCTTTTAACATCACCTACAATACTTAAACCTAAATCACCTGCTTTTTTAATAGCAGCTTTATAATCAGCATCAGTTTTAAGAATATCAAGAACATCTTTATCAAGTGTACTTTCAACAGTAATTTGTTTTAATGTTTCATCTAATTTTTCTTTTCTAGCTTTTCTATCTACATCTTTAAATTCTTTAGCAGCTTCCATAAATCCTGGAGCAGCTTTAGAAGCAGCAGAACCTACTGCAGCTAATGTACCTCTACTTGGGTCAGCAGCTAATATATCACCACCTAATTGTGCAAGTTGCATATAGGCTCTAAGTTTAGCTGCAGCTTTATCTTCTTCAATTTGTTTTTGTCTTTCTTCATCAGGCATAACTATACCTAGTTCGTCTGCTCTTTTAGACCTAGCTTTGGCTCTTTCTCGTAGTTCATCCATCTCAAAACTTGTAATGTCAAGAGGAAATGCAGAATATGGAGCTTCATATACTTGTCCACCAGGTTGTAGTTTAACAACACCACCATCTTGAGATAATGTAGCAATACCTTTTTCTTTCATGATGTCAGCTATCTCACTTATGTCACCATTCATATCTTTTCTTTTACCATCTGATAACATTGAGTACAACATTTCTTTGTACATCTGATTTTGTTTTTTAGTTATCTTTGGTCTCTTACCTTTCTTCAATGGTTTAAATCCCATTTTCTCAACAGTATTTGGAGACTCTTTAGCTAATGCTTTTAAACCTTCATTACCTTCAGGTATCTGTTTGAGTGGTCCACCTTCTTTAAATAAAGTTTTAGCTGCACCTGCTAGACCTAATGCACCAGTACCCATACCTATTAGTTGTTGTCCTAATGAAGGTGTAGGTAGTATTGATTGCTGAGTTTGTGTAGTTGTTGGTTGTAGTGGGAACCCACGAATGATAGATTGATATTGTTGTAGACTAGCTTCAGGATAAGTTTGTTCTTCTCTAAACTGTTGGAATCCTAAGTCTAATGCTTTTTGTTGTTGTTGTCTTTGTTGTTCACCTATACCTGCAAGTGCACCAAGTTCTTTAAACTGCACACCTGATTGTAATGGAGCCATACCTGCCATCTGTTGACCAGCAGCCATTTGTCTTTGTCTTAAATTAGCAAGACCTTGTTGTGCTTGTTGAAAAGCAGCTTGTGAACCTGTAGCTTGAATATCACCTAATTGTTGTTGTAAATTTCTATCTAATTCAGACTGCATAAATGCTTCACGAGTTCCTCCATAACCACCTGCAGCGACACCTTGAGCAGCTAGTTGCTGTCTTCGTGCTTCAGCTCCACGTTCAGCTTCTCTCTTTTGTATGTCAACAACATTCTGCATAAATGGTGACATACGTGCCTGTATGGCAGGTGATGTATCTTCCAGTGCACTAGCAGCAGTTAAACCTTTAGCTATGTCAAATGTTGGTTCTTGCGAACCTACCAAGCTAACAATACCTGCTTGAGCTGCTTTTTCTTCAGGAGTAAACTGGGCGATACGTGGACCAGGGTATACTGGATAACCTGCTGCTAGTCTTGCCTGTTCCTGAGCTTGAGCTTTCTCAAGTATGTCAGTAATAAATGGTCTGAGTTCAGGAGGAAACTCTGCTTTTTCTACAACTGTAGATGTAGCTGCAGGAGCTGGAGCAGATTTACTACCACCACCACCATATTGTCTTAGACCTGTTTTACTATTTAATGTACCTGAACCACCAACTGACCTTAATAGTTTAGCTTCATACGAATTAATATGTGCGAGTTCAGTATCACCATCTTCACCTTGATTGGCAATATCACACGCAAGTCTATCTAGTAACCAAACTTTAAATTTAATTGGTAATACTTTTTCTATTAAAAAATTAGAAATGTGTTTCAAAAGTGACATAGCTTTCCTTATACTTTACATGTTGTTTAAATATTTTTCTCCATCCTGGTCTACCCATGACTTCAACTCCTGTACAACCTTTTTCCTTTGCGTACTCCATGATTGTTTTAATTCCTTCTCCTGCCCATTTATTCATATTCTTACCACCACATAATACAACTGTCATTAATGTTTTAGCAGGATATATAGATTTTTGTGTAACAATAATTGCTTCAATATCTTTTACAGTTTTAAATACAATAAATAAATCCATCATACCTTGTTGTAAAAGATACTTGGTAGAGTTAACTGTATGTCTACCACCTGAATATGTTACTGATTTTTTAATTAATGGTTTAATACTATCCCAAAATAATTCTACACCTATGGGTTCTACAGGTACGACTTTCATTATTACTCCTATCCTATTTGGTTAATCTGTCTTTCTCTCCCCATAGTTTTTTCTCTAACGTCAGTCATAAACTTATCTAACATATCTGCACCTGCGTTAGATGAACCATTACCTAAAGCTGATACAACATCAGCAGGTAACACGTACTCGTCTCTACTTAATAAAGCAGGTTGTTTTCCTTCAATACTAAAAGGTATTTCATCTGACATACCATCACCATTACCTTTTACCATACCTTCAAAATAAACCTGCCCTCCCCCCATGTCTACAATGTCTTCAGCATCTTCAGTAATAGCTTCTAACGCATCTGCTAGACCTTTACTTTGGCTGCCCATTGCTCTCTCCTTCAGATTAGACATAGCACCACCATTCTTAGCACCTAGTATACCACTTAAACTACCTGTAACTGCAGGTGAATAACTAGGGTCAGTAAATTGTAATGCAGGAGCTGTACCTGTCATTGCTCCAACTATTCTTGATGCAGGTAATTCACCTTGTGCATATTGAGGGTTCATGTTTTGTAGTTTACCTGTTGAAAATTCTTCCTGTGTTTTTTCAGCTTCTTTAACTTGTTCAGGTATTGCTTCTGATTGTAATTTTTGTTGAAGTGCTGCATCTGCATAAGCACCTCCTAATGCTCTACCTGCAGCTCCTCCAAGTTTTACAGGGTCAGTTAATGTTTCTCCTAATTTACTCGCCATGTTTGAACCAAATTCTGATAAAGCTTTTCCTGGGTCAGACACTAAAGATTTAATACCACTACCAATTTGACTAGGTAATTCTGCTGCTGATTTTAAAAGACCTTTTGATGCTCCTTGAACAGTTAGTTCTGGATTAAAACCTATATTCATAGCTTGGTCTGCAGTTATATCTGCAAGTGCTGATGAACCTGCTTCACCTACTGTACCACCAGCTCCACCACCAGTTCCAGGATTTATACCTCCCATAAAACCACCTAGTTTTTCACCTAGCTTACCACCTGCAAATGTAGCCAACCCTGCAATTGCAATATCACCAAAATCACCACCTTTGACAGCAGTATTTGCCATACTATATCCAACACCTAATGCAGGATTAATTGCATAAGCAACACCAGGAGCTATAATATCTCTTAATACACCACCAATGCTAAATGCTTCAGGTAAACCTGTGTCAGGATTACGAGTTAATCTACCTAATGAAGCTAAACCTTTAACTTCCATAGGACTCATATGCACTAATTCAGTGTCACCCATTCTACCTTGCATTTTCATCAAGTTAGATATTCCTTGTAATGGTGGAGCTGTCATTTTATTTTGCATCATTATCCTATATACCTTTTCATAATTTCGTTCATATTATTATAACCTGTTTGTGGTTGATTTACAATAGGTTCAGCTATTAAACCCTGTATTCCTGATGCACTTGGTGAAGTATATTTACTTCTCGTATCATACTGTCCTTGTAAAGCATCTATTAACTTTTGTTTTTTATCATAGTCTGGGTCTCCAGCTACTGCAGGACGTGTAAATGTTTCAGT